TTCCGCTACTGCAGCTCGTACTGTTCAATCTACTGCTATTGAGAAACCTCAAGCAGAATTTGCTCGTAAGAATCCGACTTGGGCTGAGTATATGTCTCCAGTCTCCAAGTCTATTGGTACTATTTTAGATGCAGTGAAATCAGTTAGAGGAAGATGATATGACTAAGATTGTGAAACCTTTTGTACGTGATCCGTACAATTATGATACTGACGCAGTTTCAAATGAAACTGGTTTAGAGTGTAAGGATCCTAGTCTTGCACAACAACACATGAAGGATGAATGTGATATTAATGTTATTTTGGAAAAGTTTGGGGTAACTGGACAATTACCTCAAACGACTTTATCGCCTCAATATGGCGATTTTAGTGGCGTAAATGATTACCACTCTGCGGTTAATCATATTATGGCCACAGAAGATGAATTTATGGCTTTGCCAGCGAAACTTCGCGCAAGGTTTAACCATGATCCAATGGAATTGGTAAATTTCTTATTTGATGAAGCCAATCGCGGTGAAGCGATTGAGCTTGGTCTTATTGATGGTCAGCCTGTGGCTGCTCCCATCGTTTCTGATGTAGAAACACCGAAGGATGTTGCTTAAAAGCAACATCCAGCCCAGTTACTCACTAGATGTAACTGGGCTAGGTGACACCAATTACTAACACTGTTAACTACGGAGTGCTACAAAATGAAGATTTTGCATAGAAAACCAGTAAATAAATATAAGTCTGCTAGGAAGTTTAGACATGGCGTTAATCACACTAAAGCGATTAACATGAAGACATCCCCTCAACGAGGCGGGTTTAGACTTTAATGGCTTGTTATCATCCACTTAAAGCGTGGATGACGCCATACATGACTAATTCGAAAACGGGTAAGCCGTTTCGTAGGGTCTCGTTTAAAGAAAACGAGCATGATGATTTTACGATTCGTGTAGATTTGCCTTGTGGTCAGTGTGTTGGTTGTCGCCTTGAACGCTCACGTCAGTGGGCGGTTAGATGTATGCATGAATCCCAGATGCATACTCAGAATTGTTTTATTACATTAACTTATAATAACGAGAGTTGTCCTAAGGATTTTTCACTTAATTACAAGCATTTTCAAGATTTTATGAAAAGGCTGCGTAAACGCTATGGAGATAAGAATGTTAAGTTTTATATGGCAGGAGAATATGGTGAGAGTTTCGATCGTCCTCATTATCACGCTTGTATCTTTGGACTTGACTTTGAGGATAAGAAATTTTTTAGACGAACAGAGACTGGGTCTATCTTATACACGTCGAAGATTTTGGAAGATTTGTGGCCTTTTGGCTACAGTACTATCGGTGATGTCACTTTCGAGTCTGCTGCTTACGTTGCTCGTTATATTATGAAAAAGGTAAACGGGGACCAAAGTTCCCGTTATGAATATTGTGATTTATCAACTGGTGAAATTATTAAGCGTAAGCCTGAATTTAATAAGATGTCTCTCAAAGCACCAAAGGGCTCACCGAAGGGTACCCCCGGAGCTATAGGAGCTACTTGGTTTGCTAAATATGGGGCTGACATATATCCGCATGATTATGTTGTTATAAGAAATAAGAAGTGTAAACCTCCTCGTTATTACGACAATTTATATAGTCGTAAGTTTCCTGAAGAATTTGAGATGGTACAATTCGCTCGGGAACTTGAAGGTAAGTCTCGCTCTGCTGATAATACTTTAGAACGCTTGAATGTTAAGGAACAAGTGGTTAAGGCTAAATTGGCACTTTTAAAACGTACTATCTAAGGAAATTTTATGAAAATGTTTATTATCTCTATTAAGGACACTGCTGCCGATGCTTTTGGTCGTCCAGTTTATGTTGCTACTGAAGGTGTAGCTATTCGTCAATTTCAAGACGAAGTTAACAGAGCTTCTGATGATAATCAGTTATATCGTCATCCAGACGATTTTCATTTGTATCACTTAGGTGATTTTGATGATATTACAGGTAAATTTGATATACTTGAGACTCCTCGCTTGGTTGCTAGGGCTAAAGAGCTTATTATTAAGGAAACTGTTTAAGGTTTTTTATAACCGTATCACTCGTAAGAGTGGTACGGAATACTTCGGGAGATTATTTTATGCATCGCAATAAGTCAGTTAGTACACATCAGTTCGCTATGATTCCTAAGGCTGAGATTCCACGATCCAGCTTTGATACTCAATATGCTCATAAGACCACGTTTGATGCTGGTTATTTGGTTCCGATCTATTGTGATGAGATTCTTCCAGGTGATGTTCATAGAGTTAAAGCGACTATGTTTGCTCGTCTGGCTACGCCTTTGTTTCCAGTTATGGATAACTTACATCTTGATACGTTCTTCTTTTTTGTACCTAATCGACTTGTTTGGTCGAATTGGACGAAGTTTATGGGTGAACAAGAGAATCCCGGTGATTCAACTTCGTATGTCATTCCTACTATTACTTCACCAACTGGTGGTTACGCAGTTGGTTCATTGTTTGACCATTTTGGTCTTCCTACTGTTGGTCAGGTTGGTGGTGCTAATACTGTCACTCATAGTGCTTTACCGCTTCGTGCCTATAATTTGATTTATAATGAATGGTTCCGCGACGAAAACTTACAGAATTCTGTCACTGAGCGTTTAGGCGATTCAGGTGACGTTCCAGCTGATTACACGATGTTGCGTCGTGGTAAGCGTAAGGATTATTTTACTGGTGCTTTACCTTGGCCTCAGAAGGGTACGTCTGTTAGTTTGCCTTTAGGTACTTCTGCTCCAGTTTATGGTACTGGTAAGGCTCTTGGTCTTACTGATGGAACTAATAATTTAGGTTTTAGGTCTGCTGCTTCTGTTGCTAATATTTTTACTACTGGTTACTATGACAAGAGTGTTGGTACCACAAATACTGCTGGTACTGCTCCTGCTGCCGATAAGGCTATTGGTGTAGTTACTTCTGGTGTATCTGGTTTGTTTGCTGATTTGTCACAAGCTACTGCTGCGACTATTAATCAGTTACGTCAGTCTTTCCAGATCCAGAAACTTTTAGAGCGTGATGCTCGTGGTGGTACTCGTTATACTGAGTTGCTTCGTGCTCATTTTGGTGTTACTCCTCAGGATTTCCGTTTACAACGTCCTGAATACATTGGTGGTGGTTCTACTTATGTTAATGTCAACCCGATTGCTCAGACTTCTGCTACAAACGTTACTGGTGGTGCTACTCCGCTTGGTAACTTGGCTGCAATGGGTACTGCGTTGGCTAGTGGACATGGTTTTACGTATCATGCTCAAGAACATGGATACATTATTGGATTAGTTAATGTTCGTGCTGATTTAACATATCAGCAAGGTTTGGCTAAGATGTGGTCTCGTTCTACAAGATACGATTTTTATTTCCCTGTATTTGCTACTCTTGGTGAACAGGCTATTCTTAATAAAGAGATTTATATTGATGGTTCAGCTAATGATAACAATGTGTTTGGTTATCAAGAGCGTTGGGCTGAATACCGTTACAAGCCTTCACAGATTACTGGCTTGTTTAAGTCTACTTCTGCGGGTACTATTGACGCATGGCATTATGCTCAGAAATTTACGTCCCTACCTACTTTGAATTCAACGTTTATTCAAGATACTCCGCCAGTAGACCGTACAACTGCTGTTGGCGCTGCTGCAAATGGTCAGCAGTTTTTAATGGATGCTTTCTTTGATTGTAAGATGGCTCGTCCTATGCCTATGTATAGTGTTCCAGGACTTATTGATCATTTCTAATATGGATTGGTTTAAGTATTTGGTGATGCTTTTGGCTATCGTTGCTGCAATGGTGACGGTAGTCAATTTGGCTCCTTTTATTAATCATTCGCATTACGAAAGTAATGTGAATGCAACAACCGAAGGGCGTTAGTATGGGTATGTTTGATTTTATTACTTCACCAGTTTCTAGTTTAGTTGGTGGAGCTTTGTCGTATGTAGGTCAGCAGGGTGCTAATCAAGCTAATTTGGAAAATGCTCAAGCTCAAATGGCATTTCAAAGGGAAATGTCTAATACTGCATATCAACGTGCAGTTGAGGATATGAAGAAAGCTGGTCTTTCTCCTATGTTGGCTTATAGTCAAGGTGGTGCTTCAGCTCCTACTGGTGCTATGTCTGTTGCTCAGAATAAGCTTGGTGCTGGTGTTGATGCATTTCAGAAAGGTTTGTCTACTAGTTCTGCTGCTGCTTTACAGAATGTTCAACAGGAGCAGGCTAAGTCTCAGACTGTTTTAAACAGTTCTAATGCTGCTTTAGCTCAAGCTAATGCTGATAAGGCTAAAGCTGAAACTATTAATACTATTGCTACTACTCCAAATATTGAGAAAACTTTGGAGAAGATTTCAGCTGAAATTAAGAATTTACAGGCTGGTGCTAGTGCTCATTCTGCTACTGCAGCTCGTACTGTTCAATCTACTGCTATTGAGAAACCTCAAGCAGAATTTGCTCGTAAGAATCCGACTTGGGCTGAGTATATGTCTCCAGTCTCCAAGTCTATTGGTACTATTTTAGAT